TATTTTTGCAATAGCTGAACGACTTTTTGAAGATCGTCAGATAATTAAATCTGAGAATATTGATTTTGATAAGTATTATAAAAATACAGATTTATCAGCTAATGTTAAATCAGCAACTAACTGGCTTGACGAGATATACCAGAATTACGTTGATCCTGAAAAGACTGACGATGCTGTTATGCCGTGGGAAAAGACGCATCAGGACGTTAAATTTCGATTAGGTGAGGTTACGGTATATGCTGGTTCTAACGGAGGCGGTAAAAGTCTTGTCACGGGGCAAATAGCGTTAGGTTTGATAAAACAGAACCTAAAGGTATGCATTGCTAGCTATGAAATGAAACCTGTAACTACCATTGTCAGGATGTTGAGACAGTTTGCAGGCGAGAATATCAACATACCGCTTACTCACGACAAAGAAGGCTACATTCGGGCTTTATTGGGTCGATTTACGGGTTTCATTGACGAGAATCTGTATCTTTATGACCAACAAGGTTCTACCACTCCACAGAAAACGATAGCAATGGCTAGGTATTGCGCTGTTGAACTTGGCATTAAGCATATCTTCATTGACTCATTAATGAAGTGTGTGGTCGCAGAGGACTCATTAAACGAGCAGAAGTCATTCGTTGACGAGTTGTGTGCATTAGCGCGAGATCATCACGTACACATCCATTTAGTCCATCACATACGTAAGCTAGTGTCAGAGGAGATTCAGCCCGGCAAGACCGATTTAAAGGGTTCTGGAAGCATTGCAGATCAGGTGGATAACGTATTCATGGTTTGGAGAAATAAGAAGAAAGAAAACGCTAGACGCAACAATGAGGACTATGACGAGAAGCAGCCTGATATGTTCCTAATGTGCCAGAAGCAAAGAAATGGTGAAGCTGAGGAGTTCTATGGAATGTATTTTGAACACAACAGCCAGCAGTTTATAGAGACGCTAGGAGGTCAGCCGATTGACTTTGATAATCGTGGAGCATTTCGTGCCTGATAACTCAGAACAGCATCGTCATAGGTGTGAAGTCAGGCAGGTATTAAAGTGGCGTACTCAGGATAGAAACAAAGCCATCGAATACTTGTCTATTGTCCGCAATAAGCGCGGAGATAGAACGGCTCAGTTGTTAGAGAAGGATTGCAAGGAACAATGGTCTAAAGGATCAAGAGGAGATGAGGGAATATGGCTATGACTAACGAAGAATACGAACAGGCTGTCTATGACGAAGGTCAGCGCAGGAGGCTGACATTTGATATGGAGGTACGCGCAATGATAAAGGAAGCAGTAGAAATTGAGCGCGAGGCGTGTGCGAAAGTGTTAGATAAAATGGCAGACGAGGCAGAGCGCGATCACGAACCGTCAGGATATGTGCGTTACTACCGCGAAGAAGCCGCAGCTATCCGCGCAAGGAGCAATAATGGTTTATAAGAAGGTGGACAAAGAAACGGCATTTTTTGAAAAAGTTGATAAAACTGATTCATGCTGGTTATGGAATGGAAGAAAAGATAGGTGTGGTTATGGAGTTTATTATGCAAATAAATTTATGCATAAAGCACATAGGTATTGTTATGAAATAACTAATAAATTAAAAATAGGTAAGCAAATTGCAATGCATACTTGCGATACTCCTAATTGCGTTAATCCAGATCATATAAAACTTGGAACTCATGCTGATAATCAAAAAGATAAAGTTAATAAAAATAGACAAGCTAAAGGCGAAAAAATAGCAATTTCTAAATTAACTCAAAAAGATGTTTTTGATGCTAGAAGTATGTATAAAAATGAAAAAATAACTTATAAACAATTAGCAGCAAAGTATGGTGTATGTAAAGACACAATGCAAAAAGCAATCAGAGGAATAAATTGGAGTCATAATGGTTTATAAACGTGTGGACAATATTCAAGTTCAGATTGTTAAGGCTTTACGTGATATGGGTTGTACAGTCCAGCATTTGCATGAAGTTGGTAAAGGCTGTCCTGACGTTATTGTAGGATTCAGGTCTAGAAATTACTTGCTTGAAATCAAGGATGGTGATAAAAAGGTACTTACTCCAGATCAAGTTAATTGGCATAAGCTCTGGAAAGGACAAGTAAACGTAGTAACAAGTATTGATGATGCTAAAACTCTAATATGGAAACTATCAGATGAATATCGATCCGAACGAAGCAATAAATTTTATGATTAAGAACTCAGAGGCTTATGCATTAGCTAAGGCTCAGGTAGTTTACTTAACGGAATACCGTAAAACAGTTAAATCTCAAGGAATTCTGCGTAGTTTAAAGAATACGGTAGTTGAAAAAGAAGCAGACGCATATACTACGGATGATTATAAGACGTGCGTAGAAGGGCTTAGAGAAGCCGTTGCTGAGGCAGAGAGATTACGTTGGATGCTTGTTGCGGCTCAGGCTCGTGTTGATTGCTGGCGGTCGATGGAAGCGTCGAATCGTGCTGTTGAAAGAGCGACTTTGTAAACGGATCGAAATTGTTTTCATCGTATAACAGCCATTCGTCTGCATCTTCATCAAAGTACATCCAGACACATGCTTCGTTATCGTATTTCCAGACTATGCCGTCATCATCCATTTGCATGAGCTCGACTTCTTCAGCCTCAAACCAGAAATCTTGTCCGTCGATAGATATGCCGTACATAGCAGCCTCCGTACCAAAATAGTAGCAAACCTAAATGAAATTTACGTTAAATAAAGGTAATAATATGGATAAAGTTTATTGCGATAATTGCAACTGGATTGGTGAGCGTGACGAAGTGCTGAGAGTGCGTTGCGGATATGTATTTGAAGATGCTGTTGACGTATGTCCTGAATGCAATCATGCAGAGACAATATCATCAGTTAAATCGTTATGGAGAAAGCGTCAAATTGACCAAGGATCAGAAGAAATACCTGTCTAAAGTAGCTGATTTAGGTTGTATAATTTGCTATAGGCTAGGGTATGCAGGGACTCCTTCTGAGATTCACCACGTCCGAGGTTTGGGTTTGGGAATGGGAGTAAGGAGTTCGCATTACGATACGTTACCGCTTTGTCCCGAACATCACAGAGGGAATACCGGTTATCACGGAATGGGACGTAAAGCCTTTGAGCGTCAGTATGAAGTTACTGAGCATGAGTTACTTAAACAAGTTAGGGAAATGCTAGATGATGAAGAAATCGAAAGCAGCTAAGAAGGTCGCTAAAGTCATGGGTGAGTACAAAGATGGAACATTGCACTCAGGTAAAGGCGGTGCTGTAGTTAAGTCTCAGAAGCAAGCTGTGGCAATTGCTCTTTCGGAAGCTGGCAAGTCATTACCTAAGCGTGGTCAACGCACATCTAAGAACAAGGCTAAGAAATGAAAACAGGACTCTATTCTGCAATTCACGCTAAACGTAAGCGCATTGCTGAAGGTAGCGGAGAGAAGATGCGTAAGGTAGGTTCTAAAGGTGCTCCTACTAAGGCTGATTTTAAACAGGCGGCTAAGACTGCCAAGAAGAAATGATTAAGCGTGGTAAAGAGGAGTTTGCTGGCTATAACAAGCCCAAGAAAACCCCTAGTCATCCAACTAAATCCCATGCGGTACTTGCAAAGGCAGGAGACGAGGTTAAATTGATTCGTTTCGGTCAGCAAGGGGTAAGTGGCAGTCCAGACGGAAGTAAGCGTAACGAGGCATTTAAGGCTCGCCATGCGGGTAATATTGCTAAGGGTAAGATGTCAGCAGCTTATTGGGCGAATAAGGTTAAATGGTGATTCCTAAGACATTAAATCTAGGCTCTGGCAAAGATTGGAAGGACTCATACTTTAATGCTGACATATTGCTTAGAGTTAATCCTGACTGGTGGTGCGACATATCTAAGGTCGAGTTTGGTAGCGTTATTGATAGCCATAGGTTTGGTAAGGTGGAGATAAAGAAAGGAATGTTTGAAAGAATCGTCGCAAATGACGTTTTAGAGCATATACCGGATTTAATTCAAGCAATGACTAACTGTAAGGACTTGCTTGCTGACAAAGGTGAGTTTCATATAAGCGTACCTTATGACTTGAGTCTAGGCGCATGGCAAGACCCGACTCACGTTAGAGCGTTCAACGAGAATAGCTGGCTGTACTACACAGATTGGCATTGGTACTTAGGATGGCAGGATAGATTTAACCTATCGTCAATGGAGTTTAAATTGTCAGACTTTGGTCAGGAAATGATGGATAAAAGCATTCCCGATCAGGAAATATTACGTACTCCTAGAGCAGTTGATTCAATGAAAGTTGTGCTGACGAAGATAAGTTTATAGTCAAGGTAATTTAAGTTTACAGTCTCAAGACGCATGAGTATTAGTTACAAGTGAAGATACAGATCGGTTCGCTGGTTGATGCTTTGCGCTAGTTCTCAGCCGTGTTGGGAAAGCGGATGCCGAATGCGCTTGTTGGTAATGACCGAAGGGAAACCGTTCGGGGCTAAGGACGCAGCGAGTACCAACTTTATTTATGGAGATAACTTGCAAGCAATCGTAATAGCCACGGTAGGTAGTCCAAGTATCCACGTACTATTGGAGAGTATTACTCAATATGCAAGAGAGTTGCCCGTTTACATTAGTGCAAATAGTCTGGAGTTGTGGGGAGAAGTTAGAAAGAGACTTGGCAACGATAGAGTTATCTTCCGACCAAATTTTGCTGCCAATTTCGGAGATGCGTATAATCAAATTGTCAGCTATGCGTTTAATACAGGGCATTACGATTCACTAATCATTGCTAACGATGATGTGGTATTGGCTCCCGATACTATTGAGAAGATGCAAGCAGACTACGATTACGTCAAAAAGTCATTTAAGGTAGGTTTCTTAGGTGCTCGATCAGATTACGTACTACCAGCGCAGAATATACGAGTAGCAGAGGAAGATGACGTATTCTCAGCGTTAAAATGGGAGAGCGAATTGCACATTAAGATGACTGATGTTATCGCGCCAATATTCGCGGCTATCAGTAAAGAGGCATGGGAGACAGCACAATTCCCTAGTACGAATTGGTATTCAGACAATATAATATGCCATGACTTAGGCAAAGCAGGGTATTTTCACTTTGTCTCAAGAGGTTATGTTCATCATGCAGGAAGTCAAACGGTAGGAAATGACTTTAAGAAATGCCATGAAGAACCAAGAGAGTGGATAAAGACTAACAGACCGGATATGTACGAGGTTTTCTATGGCTGACGGATTATTGACACAGGGTTTGAATTACATAGACCAACAGAAACAGGCTTTAGCGGCTCGTTTAGGTTTGTTAATGAATAATCCGCAGGAATTTGCTGCTCAGTTAGGTAGTGAGGCTCGTCAAAGAGCTGGAGTGGGTCTATTGGGTGAACCTAAGACTGCTCAGGATATGGCATCAGGTGCATGGATTAATAGTCCGTATGGTCAACAAGCAATGCAAGCTGGTAGCGGATTTGCTGGAACTACTGGAGGAAAGCCAACTAGTAAGAATTTATTTGATTTTGGGTGGTATCACGGTACTACTGGTGACGTTAAGCAATTTAGACCAGATTTATTAGGTGAGGCTACTGGAGCTAATAGCGCAAAACAAGGATTCTTTTTTGCTCGTGATCCTATTGCTCCTCCGGCTGAATTAACAAAAAAATCAACTGATCCTAAATCAATAGAATTTCTTAAAAAGTTAGGTAAAACTGACGAGCAAATAGCTGCATTAAATAATGTTTCTATGGAAGGTCATGGAGCGCATACAGCATCAGGCTATGCTCAGATTGGTGGAGATAGAGAATATAGAGAAGCAATGCGTAAGGCTTCTATTGCAGAAAAGCAAGGTAATTGGGCTGAATATGAAAAACAACAATCAATAGCAGAGAATTTTGCATTAAAAAGATTAGGTGAAAGTCATTCATTAACAGCAAAGCATGGAGATGCTAGAGAGCAAATGCTTGCAGATGTTGGCAAAGCATTAAAGTTATCTATACAAGACGTTTATGGTGAAGGTGGTTCAAAAACCGCAGCAGCATTACCTTATGGATGGTTTAATGATCCGGCTAAGATAAATGAAATTAAGAAATCATTAACTGGTAAAGCTGGTGGAGAGCAAGCCATTAAGTCAATTGATGCATTTAGGTCTGCTGTAGCTGAAAGATTGGCTTCTGATGCTCAAAGTGGGGCAAATGTTATGCCAGTTGGATTGAGATATAAGAATCCTATGGTTTATGACTTTAAAGGTAGCGCATATAGAGACCAGACATACAATGATTTAGTTAATCAGGCTAAGGCTGGTGGACATGACGCATTGATTTTAAGAAATACTTATGATCCGGGTGCAGGAACAGCCAAGTTAGTAGATGTTGGCGTAGTGTTTGATCCGGCTCAGATACGTTCTAAGTTTGCTCAATTTGATCCAAATAAGATAAATTCACCAGACATATTAGCCGCAGGAGTTCCATTAGGATTACTTGCAGGAACTAATGTAGAGATGCCTAAGAAAGACAAACGTAAGTAAGCATGACATCCAGAGGATAATGCAAAAATGGAAACGAACGAAGTTAAAGAAACAAAGAATAACTGGAAGGTTGGAGACGGTACTGCTGGACCCGGCAGACCTAAAGGTACGCCTAATAAGTCAACAGCTATCGTAAGAGAAGCTATTGCTAATCTACTAGAGCGCAATGCTCCTAACATGGATAGATGGCTTAATGAAGTAGCTCAAGATGATCCTTATAAGGCACTTGATCTAATGAATAAGCTAAGTGAATACCATATACCTAAGCTAGCTAGAACTGAGATAAGTGGCGTTGATGGTGCTCCTCAGCAGCACGTGGTCACATGGCAGAAATAGTTATCCCATACGCTCCTAGAGAGCAGCAAATAATCCTACACGATGCATTAGACGCAAATAGATTTGTTGTCGGGGTCATGCACAGGAGGTTCGGAAAAACTGTAGCTGCTATTAACCAGCTAATAAAACGAGCTATCGAGTGCAACTTAGAAGAGCCTAGATACGCTTATGTAGCTCCAACGTACACACAAGCCAAGAGGATTGCTTTCGATTACTTGGTTAAGTACACCAGACCACTAGGAGCAACAGTCAATATATCTGAGCTTAGGGTAGATTTTTGGGGTAGGCGTATATCTCTACATGGAGCAGATAACGCAGACTCACTAAGAGGAACTTACTACGATGGCGTAGTTTTGGACGAAGTTGGGGATATGAACCCTAAAGTCTGGAACGAGGTTCTTAGACCTGCATTGTCTGATCGCTTAGGATGGGCTTTGTTTATTGGCACTCCTAAAGGTAACAATCACTTTAAAGAGTTCAAGGATAGAGCAGCAAAGTCAGAAGATTGGGCATTGATTGAATTTAAGGCTAGTCAAACCAATATTATTGATGAGAAAGAACTATGGTCTGCTCGTCAGGAGATGGGGGAAGACAAGTATCAGCAGGAATTCGAGTGCAGCTTTTCAAGTCCAGTTGAAGGGAGCTACTATGGCAAGATTATTAACGATCTCGAAGCGAAGAATAGAATCACTACCATTGAGCGTGATAATCTGTGTAAGTCTTATGCTGCTTGGGACCTCGGCATTAGTGATTCGACAAGCATCTGGATATGTCAAACGGTTGGCAAAGAAGTGCGGCTTATTGACTACGTCGAAAACCACGGAGTCGGTCTGGACTGGTATATACGCTGGCTCAAAGATAACGACTACGAAGGCTTCACGCAGTTCTTACCGCACGATGTGGAAGTAAGGGAGCTAGGCACAGGAAAGAGCCGTAAAGAGGTTTTACAGGAAGCAGGACTCGATATAACAGTAGCTCCTCGTTTATCGATTGCAGACGGTATTCAAGCCGTTAGAAGGCTATTGCCGCAATGCTGGTTCGATCATAAAACTAAGACAGGTCTAGATGCTCTCAGGAACTACCGTAGAGAGTATAACGAGCGTCAGCAAGTGTTCTACGATAAGCCGCTTCACGACTGGTCTAGCCATGCTTCAGATTCCTTCCGTTATTTGAGTATAAGCCTTGACCAAGACGAGACTTCATGGCAGTCAGATTTACCTATTAACACGAAATGGATTGTATAATTGCGAAAATCCTAAGAGGAACGCATTATGATGGACGAAGGCACAGTTAAAGGTATTGTCGAGAACGAGATTGATAACTCGATAGGCTACATTGACTCAGAGACTACCGAAGATCGTAAGACAGCACTAGAGTATTATCTAAGGCAGCCATACGGAAATGAGATAGAAGGTCGTAGTTCAATCGTCACAGGTGAGGTTGCTGAGGCTATTGATGGCGCTTTACCGCAGCTTATCCGAGTCTTTACGACTACTGAGGACATTGTTTACTTTGAGCCTCGTGGTCCGATGGATGAGGAGACAGCTAGACAGGCTACGGATTACTGTAATTGGGCTTTCTATCGTGAGAATGATGGAATGCTTATCCTGCATAACTGGTTTAAAGATGCTCTGCTGCAAAAGGTAGGCGTAGTTAAATCGTACTGGGATGAGAAAACTGACGTAACCAAAGAAGAATATAAGAATTTGACTGAGGATGAACTGGCTTTATTGCTATCGGATCAGTCTCTAAAGGTTGTCAAGCAGGAAATAGAATATACGGAAATGCAGGACATGATGGGGAATGTTGTACAGATTCCTAGTTATGAAGTGTACGTACAACGTACGGAAGAATCAGGTCAGGTAAGGATTGAGAATGTTCCTCCTGAGGAATTCCTGATAAGCAAGTCAGCTAAGACTATCGAAGAAGCTACGTTCGTGGCTCACCGTCGATTGATGCCTCGTAGCGAATTAATTGCAATGGGTTACGATAAGGACATCGTTGACGATCTAGCAACATACAATGACTTAGAGTTTAGTCCTGAGCGTATTGCTCGTTTCCCTAATGGTGAGCAGCCAGACCAGAATACTAGCCTAGACTTTTCAATGCAGACGCTTGAGGTCTATGAGTGTTATATCCGTATTGATGAGGATGAGGACGGTATTGCTGAGTTACGCCGTATCGTTTACGTTGGCTCTGAGATACTGGAAGATGAGGAGTGTGACTACATTCCGTTCCATTCTTTGTGTCCTATTCCTATTCCGCACAAGTTCTTCGGTCAATCGCTGGCTGATAGAACGATGGATATTCAGTTACAGAAGTCCACGATTACTCGTCAGAGCTTAGATAATCTGTATCTAACTAACAACAGTCGAGTCGGTGCAGTAGATGGACAGGTCAATATGGATGACTTGCTGAACGCTACTCCGGGTGGTGTTATCCGCATGAAGAATCCGAACGCTTTGGTTCCGCTAACGGTGCAGAGTACATTCGGTCAAGCCATGCCAATGTTGGAATACTTGGATGCAGTTCAGGCTAAACGTACTGGCGTTAGTGATGCTCAGGCAGGGCTTGATCCAGACGTATTGAGTAATGTTACGGCTACTGCTGTGGCTGCAATGATGAAGTCTAATAGCGGCAAGCTAGAGTTAATCGCTCGTATCTTTGCTGAGACAGGCATGAAGTCATTGTTTAAAGGTCTGTTACATCTATTGGGCAAGTATCAGGACAAGCCTAAAGTCGTTCGTATGCGTGGTAAGTACGTGACGTTTGACCCTCGTACATGGGCGAATGAATACGACATTACGATTAACGTAGGTCTAGGTTCAGGTGATAGAGAGCAGAAACTAGCTATGTTGCAGATGGTTCTAGCGAAACAAGAGCAGATTATCCAGCAATATGGTCCGTCTAATCCGCTAGTTTCAATAGGACAGTATCGCAATACTCTAGCGAAGTTCATTGAATCGGCAGGTTTCAAAGATGCTAATGAGTTCATGAATGAGATTACGCCAGAGCAAAATGCTGCACTTTCTCAGCCACAGCCTCCATCCCCAGACGCACAGGCACAGGTTGCTGAGATGCTGGCTCAGGTGGAAAGAGAAAAGACTCAGGCTAAAGCTCAAATCGATGCGGCGAAACTTGACCTTGAGAAGCAAACACTTGAGGCCGAATATACGAGAAAAGGCATAGAAATGCAGATGAAGAACCAGAAGGATTCTGCTGAGTTGCGTATTAAAGAAGCTGAGTTAGCAGTTAAGCAATTGCAAGCTGTACTAGCGATGGATTTAGCTGATGAGGATACGAAGAACAAACAGACTGAGTTAACGCTAAAGGCTCTACGTGAGCTAGGTACATTGACTAGAGGTATGGCGTGAATAAAACAGAATGGGCAGTTAACTTACTGAGAGACGATTACTTCATCGAGATGATGGAAGAACTCAGAGGAATGGAGATAGCTAAGTTTCTGAATAGCGGCTATGGGGATATAGATACACGAGAAGAAGCGTATATCCGTCTTAGAGTCATAGAATCCATTGATAACTACATTCAAGGATTGGCAGATCAGAAGCTAATAGATGCGAAAAAATTAAAAATATTGTAGTCTGCATCGGGCAGTTCCCGATATAATTAAGGAAACATAAATGAGCGATACTCAGAACACGACACCGGAAGGTAGTGGTG